GACAAGATACGGAGTACCTTTTTGAGCCCCGGCCTCTCCGAGGTCTTTCCGCTTATCTTATCTTCAAAAATCAGTTCACATCCTGCGCTATCGAGCGCATTTCTCTGTAATGCGGTGTTCTGGTCATTTGTTGACACTCTCACATAACCAATAAGCATTGTTTTATCCCCTGCAAAAAGCAGAAAGCATGCCACTAGTGAGCAGAATGGTCATTCTCAAAAACGTTGGTTTGGGAGAAGGCTCTGCATTACCGGTTGGGGTGCCTGTTCCGTGGCCTTCAGCCACTCCGCCAACAGGCTGGCTGAAATGCAATGGTGCGGCTTTTTCTGCTGAAGAATACCCGGAACTGGCAAAGGCTTACCCGACCAATAAATTGCCTGATTTACGCGGTGAATTTATTCGTGGCTGGGATGACGGTCGCGGGATTGATTCTGGTCGTACTTTGCTTAATTGGCAGCCACACACAATTTTGGACCATGCACACTATATGGAATTATGGACAGGGGACGGACTCGCCGCAGGAAGTGCACGGGAAGGCGTAAACCCAGGAATACTGGCTACATACGGTGACGGGGGAATAGTTAAAACGGACGAACCCGGTCTTAAGGTGCCTTCCTCACTACGAGCTATTAGCTCTCGTAGTGTTAAACGTTATGGTGAAATTAGTGAAAATGTAGGTACAGAAACTCGTCCTCGTAACATCGCTTTTAATTATATTGTGAGGGCCGCATGATGAATAAAGCTGTATTAAATAGCGAACTCATTGCCATAAAAGTGGGAGATATTACCGTTTATAATTATGATGGTGAAACGCGGGAATATATTTCTACATCAACTGAATATCTCGCTGTCGGCGTCGGTATCCCGGCATGTTCCTGTCTGGATGCACCAGGTACACATAAAGCTGGTTATGCAATCTGTCGCTCTGTAGATTTAAATTCATGGGAATATGTGCCAGACCATCGCGGTGAAGTTGTCTATAGTACCGAAACGGGAGATACCAAAGAAATCACAGTTCCGGGTGATTACCCTGAAAATACAACCACTATCGCCCCGTTAACGCCATACGATAAATGGGATGGTGAGAAATGGGTGACGGATACCGAGGCACAGCATAGCGCCGTAGTAGATGCAGCAGAAGCACAGCGCCAGTCGCTGATTGATACAGCAATGGCTTCTATCAGTCTGATTCAACTGAAATTACAGGCCGGACGGAATCTGACGCAGGCAGAAACCGCCCGACTTAACGCTGCGCTGGATTACATTGACGCGGTGACGGCAACAGATACCAGCACCGCACCGGATGTCATCTGGCCTGAACTGCCGGAGGCGTAGGCCATTCAATATCTGGAGCACTGGAGGGATCAACCAGTTCCAGTGCGTCCAGATAATCCAGCCATAAATTATATTGTGCCAGTTCCTCACCTTTCAGGCGACCAATCGCCGCTTTACCTGGCCATTGTCTGCTGTTCATGTGCTCGTTGGCTTCATTAATAAGTTTTCTTTTTTTCAAATCCGCCAATGCAATAAGGTTTTCTTTTGATAAAGGTGGTTGCTCTGTCAAAACCGGATATCCCTCCTGATTGCTGACTATTTTCATGCCATTATCCTGACCATCCAGTAGTAACAGCCATTCATCCGTGGTTATCTCAACAGCATCTGAAGGTGCTTTATTTAAATCGGTAAAAAAACCATTTTCTTTTTGTGAATAGAAGTATCTATCCATTTATTAATCTCCAAAAGCAATCCAGTAAGCAAAAGGATTTATTCCTTGCTCAGTCACAGATGACATCAGGGAAAATTGCGATGGTGAAACAGGTAACGCTGCAAAACTAACCATTGTTGACACACCTGACCGTGCATTATCGTACGATGCAACAACACAATAATTGGTATTGCTGAAAGATATCGGCAGGGTGATATTTACAGGTGAGCCTAATGGCCCTGATGCTGATATTCCCATTTGAATGATGGTTCCATCAGGCAATTTTCTCCAGCGATTAGAACTCGGATTTCTTTTCCAGGCTGACATATCCGGTATCTGATTTTCTCCTGTGCCCACATCCCTTTTCGCCGCTTCTCCCAAACCAAGGTTTTCGAGAGCCGTTTTCACCGTGCCGTCCGATTTGATATCACCAAACGGATTCTTGCGGCTTAACAGCAACGCACGAAGTGCGGTAAGTAACTGGTCGTGCCGCCCCTTCTCCAGGCTGGCACCGGATGCCTCCACCACGCTGCAAAGCTCCTCCTGCAACATGTCAAAGTAGTCATCATCCAGATCGGTGGCAGGCGTGCCGGTCTGGGGGTTACCACGGGTAAAACCGTTCTTACCCGCGCCGAACTTATCCTTCTGCGCGGTTTTCGTGTCTATACGATGCATGGATTACTCCGGATATTTAAAAATTACGTAGGTATGCGACGGGCAGAGTTTGTTAAGCACACACTCGACAACGGTGTCGCCCCAGATACGCAGTGCGGAATCACAGGGATCGCCACATGTCATCCAGGTGGTGTTGGTGGCAGCTGGCATGTTGACCTGCCAGTAATACCGCCATTCCGGCGCATTCACCGCGTCAGTACAGGCCGATGAGCAGGTGAACGTGCTTTTGTCGTATCGCGTGATGTTGGCATCTGGTCTGCCCAGGGCAGCAAGCTGTGCAAGATAAAAATTCTCGTTGATGCTGCCCGCCAGGTTAACCTTCGCATCCAGCCGTTGCTGACGCTGACGAAGGGTCTGTGTCCCTGCGGGAATACATTCATCCGGCAGACCGCACAGACGCTCCCAGCGGTTTATCAGTTCAGTGGTGGTGCGCGGATCCAGCTCCCGCATCAGGGCATCCGCACGCTGATGAACGCGGGTTAATGACGGTGCCGCACCGGCAATCGCCGGATCGCTGACTGACCACGCCGGACCGGGCGGCAACAGTGCCGACAACAGACGGATATAATCATCGTTTGTCACGTCCATGAAATCGTCCCCAGAACTGCCAGCTCATTTTTTGCAATGGAGATATTGTCCGCCGGGGCAAGCAACTGATGGCTGTATTCCCCGTTCGCACCGGAAATCGCTTCACTGATACGTGACACCTTCAGTTCTCCCTGCGGATAACCATCACGCAGCAGGAACGAACGCAACTCCGCGGTGATGGCGGCTCGTATTTCCGGTGTATCCGGCGTCACACGGATATGAAAATCCACCGTATGTGCCACCGGCCTGAATACATACAAATCAGAGCCTGCCACCGGGGCCAGTGGCCCGATATGTTGTCTTGCTGCCGTTTCCGTTGATTCTTCCGGAATGGGATTAATCAGGTCACTGCTGGCAATCATCACACCGACAGTTCCCGTTCCCATCCAGTGACGGTATGTCCATGCGCGGGTAATGCCGGGCACTTCTTTAGCCCAGACGACATAGTCCCCGTCAGCCCCGCCCTGAGGCGTCCAGTAATACCGCTCAATGACGCGGGCGCGCCACGTTTCCAGCTCTTCAGTATCAAATCCGCCTGTAAGGGTGTCAGCCACACCGGAAGACGGCAGACCATTCACCGGCGTGACCAGGATTAATGCCGTACCGTCGTCAGCGTTACCGACCGCACCTGCACTTGAGCAGGCGATCGGCACGCGCAGGACACCACCGGAGCTGGTTGCATCGTCAGTTGTCGTGTACTGCACCAGGTCATCGCGCTGAATAACACTCCCGGCGGTCACCTTCAGGCCATCGCTGACACCTTCCCAGCGCATATCCCCGCTGGCAGCCGTGGCCCCCTTGCGCGGACACCGTTTCATCGCAGCATGTCGCGCCAGCCAGGACTCATCGCACAGGTCAGGCAGCATGTTCATTGCCAGATAATCGATGTAACCGTAAACCGTATGCAGCGCCGCCGCATACACCTTTGCCCGCACGTCTTCATCCATGCGCCGGAGCGTGTCGCTGACGTCCAGCCTGGCGAATAAATCGTTACGGAGCATACTGATATTTTCTGCCAGCGTCGGGCGCTGAAATTCACTGTCCGCCATGCGTTATCGCACTCCACAGATCATCAAAAGAAATCATTACCGGTCCGTCACGACGCCAGAGAGTGATACTGTTACCCAGTTCATTAATCCCGGTGCGGCGGATATCCAGATCAATACGGGACACCACGCCGTCATCAATCATCCATTGCAGGCATTCGCGGATATACCCCCTTACCGTCTGCACCAGCTGATTGGTCAGTTTGCTGCGCTGAAGCAGCCACAGTCGGGAGCCGTAACGGTCATTCTGTACCGCAGGCCAGGTATCCCCCCACCATCCCATCGGGACATCGGCGTTGTCATCAGGCTCCGCCCGCCGCCAGGTAAACAGGGAAATCACCACGGCGCGGGTCAGCGGATCCAGCTGTGCGCTGGCGCAGGTGCGTTTACCGTTCACCGTCAGCCACAGTTCCATCATGCCTCCATCGCTTTATCAGGTTTGTCGGTGTTACTGCCCTGACCGTTCTCTCTGTGACGATGCCCGTTATAGGCAAGCCGCATCGCTGACATGGTGGTACCGCCGGAGTCGCACAGGTCTTTCACCTGTCCGGTCACTTCCAGGTCCATTTCAAAACGTGCTCTGGGCGCATTGCGAAACGTGATCGTTTTACCTGCACCGTCCACCACGATCCCCTCCCGGGTCAGCGTCACAGACTGCCCCTGATCGTCATAGACAGCCACCTCACCCGTCTGCAGCCCTTTCAGGCGGTAGCGCCGGTCCGACACCGTAACAACCACCGCATGAGAACGGTCGCCATCCGGAAACAACACCACCGCTTCCGCACCGCTGTTTGCCCTTGCGGTAAAACCGTAGGGTTCAAGATGTTCAACCCCGGCTTTGGGTTCACCGGCAATCAGGGACACATCCACGGTCTGACATTTCGTGGCGGCACTGATGCTTTTCACCACTGCCCGCCCAATCAGGCCGAGAAGTTGTCGCTGCATGGCTTCAATCGTCCTCATCAGAACGGGTCCTCCTGTACTCTGGCTTTTTTCTTTTTCCGCGCGCCGGGGTCTTCAGGTTCAGGCAGATAAGCATCAGGCGGGCCGACACGGATTTCCGTCAGGGTGCCGTTCTGGTCCTGAGTAAACGTGACTTCCGAAACAAGCAGTTCGGTATTGTCAAAACCACAGACCGGATCAAAGACAATCACCCGCTGGTTGGGCTGCCACAGCGTACCGTTACCCTGTCGCCAGCCCTGCACCACATAGGTGGTTTCATCCGTCCGCGCCGCCCGTTGTCGGGCTTCAAAGTCAGCACGCGCAATACAGCCTGCCCCCGTGGCCTGCCCTGTCTGCCTGATATACATCGGACGGTAACGGGCAATAAATGCGTCCTCTGTGCGGGCCCGCAGCGCGGTGGTGGTGGTCTCACCGAAATCATCGTCGTTTCCGGCACGCTGCCCCGCCACCTGGTAAACTGAAAACCGCTCCCGGATACTCTTCTCCGTATCACAGGAAAGGATGTTTTCCCCAAGTACCAGCGCGGTATGTGCCCGCGTTGAGCCAATACCACCAATCACCAGCCTGCCGTGCGGGTCGTCATAAGCCAGCGCCTGCTGCTGACCGAGTATTTTGTTGATCACCTCGATCACCGTTTCACCGTGATCAGGCTGGACATCCGGAATAACACCCGACGGCGCATCGCTGTTCACCACCTCAATGCCGAAAGGCGCAGCAAGCGCCTGCGCAATCTGTACCAGCGATCGTCCGTTAAACTGTGTCGGTTCGGCTGCACAGTCAATCAGGTCAGCAGTCAGACTACGTCCGGCAATACCGGTGCTGACCGAACGGGCATCGTAATGAACGGGGGTCGCCTCCACCCAGCCGGTGATCACCAGCTCATCACCAATCAGCACTTCCACTTTTGAACCATTTTTAATGCGCGGCTGAAGCGTGGTGATACCCTCATCTCCCGGCCACTGGCGGGTGATCTCCACACTGAAATCCCGCGCCAGTCGTTCAACACCGGCACCGATGCGCACCGATGTCCAGCCATTCCACTCCCGGCCATTTACCCGTAGCGTGACGTTATCGTTCATTGCACTGGCACCTTCAGAGGGATCACCGGCACAAAGCCGGGATGCGTAATGGCATTACGCCGGATAATGTCCGCGTCACGCGCCGCGTTATCAAACCAGGTCGCCGCCAGCACCAGCGCGGGTAAAACCTCATCCGGCGTGCGCTGAATGATCCGTGCAGACTGTTCAAGGCGCGTGTTGATATCCGCATTCAGATCTGCTTTCACCCGGCGCAGCGCCAGAAACAGCGCATCACTGGTTGTACGGGACAACTCCTTATCAATTGCCGTATTCAGTGTGTCGCGAATGTCAGTCAGTTCTTCCCACGTCGGCAGATCAACCGTGTTTTTCACCGCCGGTGCATTGTTCAATGCCGGATGCGTGACGGAAGGCCAGCCGGTGCTCTGCGCAGCTGTTGTTGCCTGCCCCACTGCGGCATTCTGCATCACCGCGGAAGTTGTTGGCGCAGGCAATCGGGTGACGGCATACGCCGCTTCGCTGATTGCGGTCGTACGAAGGGTGCTGGCAACCACGTTACGCTGCTGCGTCGCCGTGGCGGTGGTTTTACTGTCCGTTTTCCAGACGCCGCGCGGTTGCAGATCGCTGCCGAGGCTGACACCGGAAAGCGTTTTGATCATGGTGACCAGGTCGCTGGCGTTACCATAAAGGCGTTTCCCGGTACGCCACATTTTCTGCACCTGCTCAACGAAATTTTTGCCTGACGATGGCGGCGGCAGAAGTACCGAGATATCCCCCTGCAACAGCCTGGCGGCATCCGATACGGCAGAATCCACCACTTTCATCGCATCAGAAATATACCCAAGCATTGTGCCGGCATTACCGACGACGTCGTTCTGCACAAAATCTGCCACGCCATCGATACTGAAACCACTGAAACTGTCACTGATGCAGTCATCCAGTGCAGAACAGGATGACATCAGCGTCTGCGCCGTCGCCGCACCTGATGTGGGGTAAGAGAGTTCTCCCGCTTCGACAAACTTCAGGTCAAAGCGGACAATACGTCCTTCACTTTTCGATGTGCTGACCCGAACTTCCCCGTCAACACAGACTTTCAGCTCACCGTAAGTCGGATGGACAAGCGTGCCGGGACCGGGTTTATTCAGCGCTTCAATCAGGCGATCGCGCTGGTCAAAGCAGTCATCTCCCACCACATAAGCTGTGATGGACGGGCGGAAAGTGACTTTTCCCAGATCTTCGGTATAGGGTTTGTCGCGGTTCGGATATTCGTGTGTTTCCACACGACGGCCGGTTCCCGCACTTTCTTCTTCAACCTTAAACGGCACACCTCGAAATGACGCGTCCTGAAGTCTGTCTTTCCACGTCATATAAACTCCGTACATAAAAAATCCCACCGGAGTGGGACTCATTAACAGATTAATTTTTCATTACCTGCCAAAGCGCGTATAGCCAACATCATGGCTGACATCAAAACCGCTGGATCGCGTTTCCATAACCCGCATACCCGGAGGCGAATTCACAAAAGAGACCTTGATCTCACCATCAACTTTTGGCGCAGAAGCTTTGTTAATCATGAAGGGATTTGGGCCTGTGGCACCGGAGGCGTTGTTTGACTGAGCCAGATCTACCGCCGGATAAGGTTTGTATCCCCGCGCCGGTATTCCCGTCCCATAAGCATCATAAGCACCCGCGCCCCACTGCGCAGAGTTAATGGCATCGACCGTGTCACCGGAACTGTC